ATGAAAATCGTTGTCTTCGCTATGTCTGATGAAAATATGAACGTTCGCTTTTTCTTGGTGCTTGAAACGTTTTTATCATTTTACTGGGGCAAATTGATAATTTTTACTAATTTTGCAATATTGTTCATGAATTACTTCTTATGGATTTTGTTGCAATAGATTTTGAGTTGATGACTCACCATCACACCAGTGCGTGTTCAATAGGAATGGTAAAAGTCAAAAACGACTTTATTTATGAGAAATTTTACTCTCTGATTAATCCGGTTCCAGACGAAAAAACTTCTTCCGAACCGAACCTGCCCGTTCACGGAATTCCTCTTGAAAAGGCGTGCCAGTCTCCGGATTTCGAGGCCTTGTTCCCGAAAATACGTGATTTCATTGACGGGCTTCCGATTGTCTGCCACAATGCGTCAACGGACATTCGTGTGCTTCGCGAATGTATGAATCACTTCTGTCTTTCCGGTATTGACACGGATGATTTCACTGATACGTTCGCATTGCTCCGATGCGGTCTCGAGAAGGCCTGTTCTCAATTCGGTGTCGTCCTCAACGACCATCACGATGCCCTTGCCGATGCGGAAGCGTGTGCGAAGGTGTATCTTGCCTGTAAAGGTACGGCCATTCCGAATCTCCGCCGCGACCTTAAAGCTGATTACAGCGACAAGAGAATCGAAAAAATTAACCGCCAAACCCCTGATTTGGACTCTGTCAAAAACCGAAATACTCCTTTCTTTGGCTCGATTGTAGTTATAACAGGTACGCTTGACTTTTATCCAGTGCGAGACGACCTTGCCGCAAAACTGAAATCTTTGGGAGCAAAAGTGAATGCTTCGATTTCAGGAAAAACCTCAGTGGTTATTGTGGGGGCTGGTGCAGGGAAGAGTAAGATTAATCAAATCGAAGAACGTCTGGCTAAAGGTCAAGAAATTCGCATCATCCGCGAAGCGGAACTTAAAGAAATTCTCGAATCTGTCTGATATGAAGAAAGAAGAGATTAAACGCCGAAGAAAAATCGTAAAAGATTATCTCGCTCATAATTTGGCCTATAACAATAGAAAGGAATGTTTCGACAGTGCGATGTCTCGGGGCGCAGTGGAAGTGGCGAGAGTTTTGATGCCGCTTATGGAAAAGTCTAAAGCTGTTGTAGACGTGTTGTCTCCATCTTTTGACTCCATTATTGAAAAGTCTGTGCAAAATCCAGATATGAAGGAAAGCCGCCTTTTCTTAATGTACCTGCGTTTATCTGAATCTCAGTCTTTCGAGGAATCCAAAAGACTTAAATCCCGAATCAATGTACTTGAATTGGCTCTAATCGGATACGCATCCGATAGAGAGTTGTAATTTTATATGGCATGAATAAGATATTGCTTTTTATCTTCCTTCTGCTCCCTTTTTGGGGAATCGCACAAGTCCGCAATGATTCCACTAAAACCGTTTTTGCTCAAATCGTTGGAATCAATAAAAACATCCTTGGCATAGGCAACAAGATTTCGGTTGAAGTCGACTTCGGACTTGAGAAAAATTTCTGGGGTCGAGACGGACGAGATGAACTCGTTGATGACGACGGCAAGGAAATCAAGTTCAATTCTATGGTCGATGCTATGAACTTTATGGGTCGGCTAGGTTGGAGATATGAAGATAGCTATGTCATAACTATTGCAAATCAAAACGTCATTCATTGGCTCTTGAGCAAAGAAATCCCTATCGATGGCGACTCTCGTGATGGCATCAGGCAGCGTCGAGACACAAAGAATAAAAAGCGGATTGTTGATGAAAAGAGCCCTGCTTTTGACCCGATATACGATTAGTGTTTCTTCTTGACGACACTCCACCTTTTCTGCACTCATATATTCTTATCTTTTTTAGTATAAATATGTTTAAGTTCAGCGAAATAGGCAAATATCAGCAAACTGCGAGAAATATGGAGCTGGAGGAATTCAGCATATACAACGCAAAAAGAAGCCTCAGAATGTCTCGCATTTCTATATGGCTGTCAATTGCCGCATTGATTGTTTCTGTGATTTCTTTTCTGAAATAGTTTGGCAGTCTCGATTTTTAGCACTAACTTTGCAGTGCTAAATACCACAGGATGCTTCCTGTCCGAAGAGTCTCGGTTAACGGCTCGACATATTCGGGCATTTTTTATGCCCATACATATAGCCTTACGGCTGCCATATCCATACATTCTTTGCTCTTCGGAGGAAAGCCTGTGGTGTTTAGCGACGGGATATGACAGCCGTTTCTCTGTCTTTAAAGCTAAACACCACAGTATTATGGACACAACAGTTCATCAAACTCAAACTTCGATGCCTGCTGCATGGCATCAGGACACGACCCTTTCAAGACACGCCCTGCCGGTATCAATCCTTTCTGCGCTCGTCTGCGTAATCTCCGGCACGGGCTTCGCCATCAGCCCTAACCGGACGGACTTCCTCGTGATGGCCGTCTCGGCCACGATTGCCTTGGCCGCCGCCTTCATCTCAGACCGGAAAGGAGGTGCGGAATGAAAAAGATCATCCTTCCGGAGGGTTTCGGAAAAACCACCTACGAAGAGCTGATCGACTTCGTGACGAATCCGGACAACGATTTCGTGACATTCGAGGATAAGATCATCGCCATGTTCCTCCGCGAATACCGCCCGGCTGACGGCTCGGAAAAGGAACGGTGCGACCTGACTTCCGTCGAGATACAGACACGGCTTGAAGACATAGCACCGATTACCATCAAAGACATCGCAATGATGATGGTGGTTTTCGGCTATCAGCTTGTAACCGGCGTATGCGGCGAACTGTGCTGGCGAATGCGCTGCGTCAAGCCCGCGCCGGAGGAATAAGCCGCAGAACAGCAACAGACACATTTTTTTACATTCTTAATCTGGTTCAGGCCGCGCCGCGAGGCGCGGCCTGTCTTTTTATGCGCATCCGTCATTGTCTACCTTTGCATCAAATTAATTCGGACATGCCTGTTGTAGCACTCACTCCAATCAACCGTCAGATGTTCCTCAGCGAACTGAAATGCCTGTCGTTCTCCACCGACGGCGATTCGGCGGATTTCGCCGTGTTCACGGATGGCCGGGAAGTCTTCTCCTCAACGTATTGGCCCGATGAGTCAGGCGTCTTCTCGGTATATGGCATCGACCGGATTGTTGCTTTCGAGCTGTCAGACGCAGCCAAGGATTTCCGCTTCATGGTCAACGGCACCACCGTCGGCCATCCGGTGGTCACTGTTATCCGCTGCGATGTCGATGTGGAGATTCCGGCCTCGCAGTTCGTCCTGTCCCGGTTCCTCACCCCAGTGGCTGCGGAACGGGACACGTCCATCGACCGCTATCAGCCGTTGTCGCTCTTCTGTCCGGAGACCGAGGTCTTGCGCGTCCGCCGCACGTTCCTGACATCCGGCTTCTCGACGGTCTCCGACGAGACCTGTCTTCAGGAAGTGTCCGGACTCCTGACGTTCAACGCTTCGGCTTCGCAGTTCATCGATGAATCCAAAGGCCGCCTGATTGGCTACAGCCTGATATGCGGCCTCCGGAAGGCGGACTTCCGGGTTCTCTCCTCGATGCCTCAGGCCGACCCCGCAGTGATTTTCCGGAACTGCTTCGGATGCTGGGAAACATTTTACCTGTCAGGAACCAAGGAGTCAGTGCCGAAATACACACGTTCTACGGTCGTGTCCGCCGGAAAGTTCACACTGTACGATGTGCAGGAAGAGTCGCTTTTCAAGGTCTTCTCCGGTGCGATGCGCCACGGGTCGGAGCCGTTGGCTTTTGACCTCGCACGCTCTTCCGCTGTCTTCCTCCTTGCTCCGGACGGCGGAGCCGGAGACGGAATCGTGATGACGGACTGTGACTTGAAATCAACGAACCTTGACAATGACATTCCGGACTTCTCCTTCACGTTCCGCCGGGACTCCGCCTATTCCTCGCTGCTTGAGGCAAAAGCCCCGTTCCGCATCTTCGACAAAACTTTCGACTTCACTTATGAATAGACCGGACAGGATGATCCACTGGCAGGATGCCATCGCGTTGCTCGAATCACGGCAGCCGGTGGATCTGAAAGTGTGGAAGCTTTCCACGGGCGACATCATCGTCTACCGTCAGGCAGTCTGCATAGGCTCCCATTTCCGTGGCGGCACACACCGCATAGTCTGCAGCGGCTCCGCGCTCGTCCGCGAATTCCGCGACATAACTCTTTTTGAAATAAATGGATACGAAATCATCAGATAACGAAGTTTATTCGCATGTATTCTCATTCTCTCCCAAGGGTGAAATATTCGATATGGCTTCTTCCGCATCGGAGGCTATGGCCGCGGTCGGGGATTCCTCTTCAGTTTTTGACGAGGACGGCCTGAACATCGAATCCCGACCGGTGCCAGGCTACCCGGATATGGAATATATGCCGTTCGGCTTTGACGACATGCTTCCTTTCCGGCTGCTCGACACTGTCGGAAAGGATGAAGTGATTTCCCAAAACCTTTTCTTCAACATCCTGACAGCGTACGGATCAGGCATCCGCTATATGGACACCGCAACCGGACGGCCTTCTGCCGATCCTGAAATCCGGAAGTTTCTTCTCTCGAATTCAGTCAACGAGTTCTTTCTGGAGCAATGCACCGACATGAAGCATTTCTTCTTCTCGGTGGCAGTGCTGATCCTCAACCGTGCCAGGAGCAAAATTGTGGAAATCCGGCACAAGGATGCCTGTTACTGCCGGTTTGAAAAGGCTGACCGTTCCGGGCGCATCAGGCACGTCTTCTTCGCAAACTGGAGGAAGCCGTCTTCTCTTGAACGCAAGGACGTAGAGATGTTGACTCTCCTTGACGAGAAGAACCCTTTGGGCGATCTGGAGGCGTTGCTGGGCCTCGCTCCGGGGCGCGACGGCGAAACACGCCTACGGACGAATGAATTCAAGTTCGCGGTAGTGATGCGGTTCCCAACACCCGGCCAACGTTATTACCCTTCACCATATTACATTTCACTTTTCCGTGGCGACTGGTACGACATGAAACGGCTCATCGGCCGGGGCAAGAAGGCGAAGATACGCAACCATTCTTCCGTGAAGTTCCAAGTGGAAGTACACAGGGATTATTGGACCAACATCCTCGCTGAGGAAAACATCGTCGATCCGGAAGAGCAGAAGGCGCGCATCAAGAAGGAGAAGCAGGACATCCGCAACTTCGTCTCAGGTGTCCACAACTCCGGCAAGGTATGGATTTCAGGATATTACATCGACAGCTACGGCAAGGAACAGCGAATGGTGCGCATCAACCTGATAGACTCCGGCAAGGAGGGTGGAGATTGGGCGGAAGACATTCAGGAGACGTCCAACATGATATGTTACGGCATGAACATCCATCCAAATCTCGTCGGAGCCACGCCGGGCAAAAGCCAGTCGAACAATTCGGGTTCGGACAAGCGCGAACTGTTCACGCTGAAACAGTCGCTCGAGACGGCCTTCCGCGACATGCTGATGAAATTCCACGAGGTGGTCATCTTCTTCAACGGATGGCAGGACAAAGTCCGTCCGGAAGTGCCGATTGTGCTTCTCACTACCCTTGACAAAAAAACAGACGCGGTGCAGGTCTCCGGCGACGGGGACGTGTCCGATGCAAATTCCTGACTGTATGGTAATCTCTTACGAAATATTCCTCCTGTTCTGCCCTTCGGCGCAGCTTCCTGACGATTCCGTATTCCGCGCGGTGTTTCCTTTCATCAGCGGCAGACTTGAATATATGGAGCGGTTTTTGGGCCGGTCTCTTTACGACCGGTTCTCGGCCTTGGACTATGATTTCATCACTCCTCCGGCAGACGGTGTCGAGTCTGCCGCTCTCGCAGTGGCCCGTTACGCCTCCGTGTCGGCCTATCTCCGGGCTGTCCCCCAGCTCGATCTTGTGATTACGGCCAACGGCTTCGGAGTCGTGAGCAATTCCAATGTCGCACCTGCGAGCTCGGAGCGTGTGAAACGCCTTATCGACTCTCTACGCCGGGCGGAAAGCGAGTCGGTTGACTCCCTTCTCGACGCTCTCCGCCATTTCCCGGACTGGAACGCATCTCCGGCAGCCTGCTCTTCCTTCTCTTCTCTCTTCTGGAAGTCCGCCCACGCGGAGTTGTTCGGTGTCGCGAATCCGCTTCGGTCTGACCTTGTCAGGCTGCGCCCCAAGATCAGTTCCGGGGAGACAGCCCTGAAACGGCTGATTTCCCCTGCGCAGACGGAAGCGGTTCTCACCGCAGTCAGGACGGCGGCGGTCTCTCCTGCAATGGAGCGGCTTGTCTCTCTTTGCCGGGCGTTCATCGTTGATTTCGCCGACGAACGGCACACGCTTCCGGCTTCACGCGACGCGCTCCTCTCTTTTCTCGACGGGAACCTGTCGGAATTCCCGGCATACGCATCCTCTTCCGCTTACAAAGCCAACCATTTCAAGCCTTATGAAAACAAAGAAGATGACCCGTGTTTCTTTTTCGGCTGAGTCTCGATCGCTCGATGTCTCTCTGCCGAAGTCGTGGCCGGAACTGTCTCCGGCGGAATTGCAGGCGGTCTTTCAGGTCATTGCCAAGTATCCTCCCGAAGATGTGCCGCTCCGGGTCTTCCGCGCCCTGACAGGAATGCGGGTGCTTCGCTCTTGCGGCGACGACTTCATCTGCCGCTTCTCCCCGGCCAACACGAAGAAGCCGGTGGATCTCCGAATCCGGCCTGAAGAGCTGGCGGAGCTGCTACGGCCTCTCGAATTCCTCTTCTCCCCCGGTGCGGTGCCTGTCCGGATTCCGGAAGTGGACGGATGCAAGGCGGTCGACGCGCTGCTGCATGGCGTGTCTTTCTCCGACTACATCCGGCTTGAGTCCCTTTTTCAGGGTTTTCTCTCCACCCGGTCGCCGGAAGCATTCGCGGAGCTTGTCGGAATCCTGTATCCCGGCGCAGTCCGGTTCGACCAAGCCGAGACCGTCTGCATCATGAACTGGATGGTTCAGCTGAAGGCTGCATTCTCCGAGGCTTTCCCTAACTTTTTCCGTCCCGTCTCCGGAGAAGTCGATGCTCCCTCGATGCTGGATGTGATCAACAATGAGATTCGCGCCCTTACCGGCGGCGATGTCGAGAAAGAACCCGCGATTCTCGCCTCAGACTGCTGGCGGGCCCTCACCGAGCTGGACTTCAAGGCGAAGGAGGCGGAAGAACACAAACGTTTTATGGCTCGCAATGGACGCTAAGACACTGTTTGACGCGGAGGATTACTTCTCCGGAATCTGCGCGAAGAACCGTCTCGCCGCTTCCCGCCGCTTCCATTTCTGCACCTGCTCCGGGATTGACCTGATGCAGGGGCCGCTGTCCCGGTTCCGGACGGAACAGGCGTTTTTCTGCATTGACGACACCAATGACGGCGTGCTCTTCCAAGGCCGCTCCGGGGGATGGTTCAAGAAACGGACTTTCACGGTCTTCATCGTCCACCGTTTTCGCGCTGACGATATGGCTGACCGTTCCCTGAAGATGGCTCTTTGCCGATGCATCTTCAGGCAGGTCGCATCTAAGATGATAGTGGACGCGGACGACCTCAGGAACGACCTTGTCTATCTGCATGTGGACAACATCATGAGCCGGGAGTTCGGACGGGATTTCATAAACGACTGCACAGGACTCTATTTCATGATTGACGTGTCGGAGCCTGTTGACCTTCAATTTGACGAATCTGAATGGATGCCCTGAAAGACACTGAGAAATACGTCGATGCGTGGACGGAAATGATGACCGTAATCTGGCGCGAGAAGATTGAGCGGTTGAAGGTAGTCCGCTCCGGACGGCTGCACCAGTCGTTCCAAGAGCGGGTCTCTGAGGCCGGTCAGGGCATGTCCATCTCCATCAAATTCGCGCGCTACGGGATTTATCAGGCTCTCGGAACCGGAAACGGATACACACGCGGCAACGGCGGAGACCTTAAGATTCTGGATCCGGCGTACAGAAAGGAACACGGTCTCGACAAACGGAGAACCGCCGGGCCGATGCCGGGCTATTCCAGATACCGGACTTCCGGCAAGCCGAGAAAGCCCCGCGACTGGTTCTCAAAGAAGCTCTATTCGTCCATCCGCACGATGACCGAGGATTTGGCCAGAATCACAGGCGAAGAAGCGGCAATGGTGGTGTGCCGCGCCCTCGACGACGCGCGCAATGCGCTTTAGTCCGTCTTTTTGAATATCAGACGCCATATGTAATTTTACTCAAAAAAACAATGGCAACCGTTTCAGAACTGCTCAAGTCCGCCGCAGCGGTCAAAAACGCTTCGGCTGATGGAGAGAACACCGCACTGCGCGTAGGCTCTCTCTTCATCGGCATCATAGAACTTATGTCTGACGCCGGACTCGGCTCAGGCTTCCTCTCCGAGGCGGAGGCCGAGACGATGGCCAAGGAGGCCGTGGCGGAAGCCCTCTCAAAATTCGACGTGTAACCGAAATTTTCTTATAATATGACTGCATTGACTGCAAAACCTGTCAAATCAAACTCTCTCAAGGCGTCTCTCAGACAGTTCGCCTCCTGCATCTTCGGCTCGTTCAAGACCGTAAACGGACACTCGCTGTGCGGCGAAGGGGACATCACTGTCTCTCCACGCGGTGCGGCGGCAATAATAATCGAGGCTGTGGAACACGCCTCTGGAGAAATCCCGTATTTCTCCAAGGGTTGTTCATACACGCTCGTGTTCGACACCACGACAAAGTCAATATGCCTCAAAGTGTTCAACAAGTCAGACAGGACAGCGTCATACGCCGTGTCTTGGCCGGGTATGGAAGCCGTATGCGATTCGGACGGTATGCCGTGGGAAGATGTCGTGTACGTCGCAGAAGGTCATCTCTGGCTTTGGGACGGCAATGACCTGAAGCAGGTCCGGACCGAATCCGGGGAAGGTTCCGGCATACAGCTCTCCCGTCTCGGCGGCCTGATGTTCGACCCCGTGAGCGGGGCGTTGGGCGTAAATATAGACGGAATTTCCTTAAAGATCAACCGGACTACGGGAAGCATCTTCGTGAATGCGTCCGCCTTGGATGTCAAAAGTCTTGTTCCGGCCGCATCATCGGAGGAAGCGGGGCTGATGAGTCCCGATGACAAGTCAAAACTCGACGGGCTGAGCGTACACAACAATTGGTCTTCTGTGAATCCGGACAACTTCGCCAGCATAGAAGTCGGGGACACTGTGGAGAACGAGGGTGTCGTGCTGAGGAAGCTGCCGACTGGAATCTACGTGTCTGACGGTCAGAAATCCACGGTGTTCCGCCTGTCGGAGGGAAGTGTCGGTTCTCTGACCAGGCAATACGCAGCCAAAAAGGATCTCGAGAAACTTGTCTCGACAACCGATTTTGAAGAAGCCATCGAAAATGTGAAAGGACAGATTCCAAACCGAATTCTCATCAATCCTGCTGATGGCGAAGTAGCGGGATTCTCTGATGCCGAAGCAGTGTATGTCGGAGACCCCATGAAGTGGGGATGCATCCCTCCTGACTTTACGTTGCCGTGGAACGCCTTAGACGACAGCTCAGACCTTTCAACGCCGTTCACGGAATTCCTGATCATATCCGGTCTTGACTCCCTGCCGAGACGCTTCCCGGTTTCTGGTCGATCCATCGGCAGGGATTCGGGTAACATAGTGCTCACGCTGGCTCCTGTGTTTGACCAGGAAGGGAATCTCGTGGTGGGGCATGTTACGGTAATTCCCGGCACATCACTGCGTTTTGAATGGACAACGAGACCATAACGGTTCATGCGTTGAAATGCAAGACCGGAACTGGGAAAATCCTTTAATCAACAAAAAACTTGAAATGAACGTTTCTGAAAACCTCAGATGGACATTCACGGCATTGGGTGCCGTGCTGGCCGCCATCGAACCGGCCATCCCCTATATGGCACTGTGTACTCTTATGATTTTCGCCGACTGTTTTACGGCTTGGTCGCTGTCGAAGCGCGCCCGGAAGGTGCACCCTGACCGCGTCAGCGCGGACGGCCACAAGTTCAACAGCCAGAATTTCGGCAAGGTCTTGAAGACATTGCTTAAATCCTATGCATTGATCATGATGGCCTATCTTATGCAAAGGATGATAACCGACGGGATGCCGGTTGACCTCACCAAGGTCGCTGCCGGAGCGATATGTTTTTGGCAGCTTTGGTCGATTCTAGAAAACGAGTCGAGCTGCAACGGCTCCAAATGGGCCAAGATACTGCAGAGAGTCTTGGTGGACAAGACATCACGGCATTTTGACATAGATCTTTCTGAACTTAACACCCACGACAATGGCTGATTTTGAGAAACTGATACCTTTCATCCTCCATTTCGAGGCCGGGCTGAACAAGAGCCAAATGAAACTCCCCCTGCCGGAGATGTTCGAGACGGCCAAACGCAAGGGCTATTCCAACGACCCTGCCGATGCAGGAGGGGCGACCATGTGCGGCGTTACGATTGCCACATACACCGCTTTCAGGAAATCCAAAGGATTCCAGTCATCATCCGTGGCAGACCTGAAAAACATTTCTCTTCCTGAATGGAAGGAAATCCTTAAGAATATGTTTTGGGACAGGTGGAAGGCGGACAAAATAGACAACCAGGCGTTGGCAAACATACTTGTGGACTTTGTATGGGCTTCGGGGGTGCATGGAATCAAGGTGCCGCAGCGTGTACTCGGCGTGAAGGCCGACGGCATCGTGGGGCCGGCCACCCTCGAGGCTGTCAATGCCGCAAATCCGGCAGATTTCTTCGCCCGGCTGCAGAAGTCCAGAATCGACTTCGTCAACGGAATCGTGAGGCGCAAACCCTCACAGTCCCGGTTCCTGAGAGGATGGGTACGCCGCATATCTTGCATAACATTGAACGGATTCAGATATGACTGACAGTAGGATAGACATCGCAGATTGCGACGACATCCACAGGGTGAACGCCAAAAGCGACTTCGACTTCATCCTGAAGCTCTTCTGCGGATGCGCAAAGGATGGCGGGGAGCCGCAGGAGATTGGCTGGCCGGGGTTCGACTGGACGGCGAGGTTCTGGACGTGGTCCCCGGCCAACGCCTACACCGTGTCATGTATAGGAGGGGTCTGCACGAACTGCTTCAATGACAACGGACGCATACACGTGGTCTTCGACAACCACCGCCTGACCAAGGGGAGGCTGCGGTGCGACCTCACCGCCGAGCTTCCGAATGCCGTCTACCCCGACGGCTCGCGGCGCGAGGTGCTGCCGCAGCCCGTCGGCATAGAGCTTGTCAGTGACGCGGGCGACTGCGGCTGCGTCGGAGAGACGGAGGTGGAGCTTACGCTTCCGGCAGTGTACCTCACGGCCTACGACCTCGCGGTCCGCAACGGCTACCAAGGCACGCTCGACGAATACGTCGCATACGTGAACCGTTTCCCTTCCGTGGTCGAGACATCCGACGCCGTCATGCGGCTCGTCTCGGACTTCGACACGGGCAAGGCGGCGATTGCCGACGCGCTGACACGGCAGGGGGCGGAGACCGCGCCCGACGAGCCGATGGCCGCGATGGCCGACAAGGTGCTCGGACTGCGGCTGGCAGTCGAGGGACAGCCCGGCATCGTTGACCAGAGCCTCGGAGGGAGGCTCCCTTACACCGACCTGCTGAACCTGCTGCGCAACAACCGGCGGGCTGACCTGCCGTACTGCTACGCCGTCCGGCACGCGCTGGAGTCGGTGATGCTTGCCGGGGCCGACGCGTACCTCTGCTCAGACGGCTTCTTCTCGGAGGAGGGGGGAGAACACGTGTTCACGGACTTCGTGGACAGGTGGGTCATATACTACTTCCGGAACGCGGACTACCTGCTGACAGCCCCGACACCGTGCCTGGAGGCGGTCGCGCTCAACGGAAGGCCGCAGTTCAGCCTCGCCGAGACTAAAATGGCGTCTTTGCGGAGCTACACCGAGGAGGAATACGGGCTGGAGGCGGGACTCACCTCGATGCACTCGGCATTGACGGAGATCGTGTTGTCCGGGGTCGTCCGGACGGACATGATCATAGGCACATCAGGCACGAGGTCTTTGTCTTTGCTTGGACTGCAGCAGGTCGGCTCCACACTGATCCGGGAGTCTGATGTAAGGTCGCTGCATCTGCCCTCAATAAAGGATTTGGGTTCAAAGCTGGCTTATGGCCCCAACAGTCTTGAATCCGTCAGTCTGCCCGCCCTTGAGACATTGAGAGGGTACGGCTGCATAATAGAACAATGCAACAACGTCAAAAAGATGGATGTTCCCAAGCTGTCGGAAATTGGCGGCCGTGTGGCCTTCCAATGCGCTGGCCTGACGGAGCTGACGCTGCCGAGCCTGACGACGATATCCGGAGGCTACGTGGCCAGCTCCTGCGCCGCCCTGACGGAGCTGACGCTGCCGAGCCTGACGACGATATCCGGAGGCTCCGTGGCCTTCCAATGCGCCGCCCTGACGGAGCTGACGCTGCCGAGCCTGACGACGATATCCGGAGGCTCCGTGGCCGGCTCCTGCGCCGCCCTGACGGAGCTGACGCTGCCGAGCCTGACGACGTGTGGCTACCCTTACGGAGAGTTCTACATGTTCGGAAGAATGAGAGGCATAAAGGCCGACATGCATGTGCATGTCCCCCGGCTGGAGCGCATGGGATGCTACGTGACCAACAGCAATCTGGACGAATCCGACAAAGACATACACATCCATTTCGGCGCCCCCCAGGGCGGAGTCCTGAACGTACGGGCAAACTACGCGGCATCACACGTCTTCGTGTCCGTCGAGCCGGGATTCCGCTCAAGGCTGGACATAAGCCGGCTGACGGCAATGACCGCCGGAATGCTCCGCGAAATCATCTCCAACCTCGCGGACAACACGGACAACGCGACGATTCCAGTAATCTTCGGCGCAGCCAACCTCGCGAAGCTGACCGAGGAGGACATAGCCGTGGCCACATCGAAGAACTACTCACTATCATAAAACCATAAAACAACGAAGTAAAATGGAATGCAAGACACAGACAGTGGAGATGCGCGTGGTCGAGGCCACGCCCGGACACCTGCTCCACCGCAAGGACGAGCCGCTTGAGACGGCATACTTCACGCCGAAAGTATATCTCGGCACGGGGGACTCGCCGGAAAACTACGTGGAAATCCCCGAAGAGGAGGCGCAGGCCGAGATGCGCCGCCGCGAACGCGAGGCGGCAAAGAGCCGTCCGGAAGAGGAAGACCGGCAGGAGGCCGGAGAACAATGAGGACGCTTCTTCCGGCACTCCCCGTCCTCGCCGCCCTCGTCCTCGCCGGATGCGCACGCACCGTCTACGTGCCGGTGGAGAACACGGTATTGCGCACTGACACGGTGACGCACTATGTCAGCAATACGGATTCCGTGACGGTGATAGAACACGTCTATGAGTCCGACACACGCTATGATTCCGTTGCCCCAATACTTGACTCCTTGAATCGGGTTATTGGATGGGACAGATATCATTTTCGCGAGTCCACGAAAAAGGACAGCCGTGAAATGCAACGTCTGCAATCGCTTGTGGATTCCTTGAAATCGACAAGGGCAGATTCCGTGGAGAAACAAGTCCCTTATCCGGTCGAAAAAACCGTAAAAGTGGAGAGGCCGCTTTCGTGGTTACAGAAGACAATGATTGCGCTGGGATGGGCGTTCGTCGGCTTATGCGTCTTTGGCGCGGCCAAAATGTGGCTCAGGTCGAAAGTCCCGAAAATATAGACCACAAATCTTTCTGCATAAAATAGGATTGTACATTTGATTAATTTTATGTTCCGCCGCCCTGTCCGTGAGGTTCGGGCGGCTTGTCTTTTTTGTCTGCTTGGCAACGGTTTACCTTTGCTATAAAAAAAGTCAGATGACACAACAGGAGGCGGAAGTAATTCTCAAAGTCAATTCCGAACAGACCAGAAAAGAATTTGAAGCTTTGGAGAAGAAATCCGAAGAGCTGCGCAAAAAGTTTGCAGAAGCCTTCAAGAACGGCGATACGAGAGGCATTCGTGAACTTAACCGGGAGCTGACGGCGACAAACAGACAGATGGATAGGTTGCGACTTGAATCTCAGAATATACGAGCCGCAATGTCAAGACTCAACGAGGCTTCGCCGAAAGAATTACAGAGGACAATAAAACTCATAAATACCGAACTGAATTCAGGTCGTGTAAAACGAGGGTCAAAGGAATGGGACTATTACATTGCACAGCTGAGGAAAGCTCGAACTGAACTGGAATCCGTAAGAAATGAAATCGATGGAACCGAGGGAACGCTTTCGAAGCTGAACCGCAAGTTCAACGACTGGAGCGCGTCAATCGCCGCCGGAGCTGCCGCATTCGCGGGGCTTGTCCTATCCGGTAAACAAGCCGTTCAGGCATATGCTGAAATGGAGGCAGAAGAGGCTAACGTCCGTAAATTCACCGGTATGACAGAGGACGAAGTGGAACGGCTCAACGACGCATTCAAGAAGATGGACACGCGCACTTCGCGCGAAGGCCTGAACAAGCTTGCCCAGGAGGCTGGAAGACTCGGGAAATCGTCTCAAGAGGACGTGCGGGGCTTCGTCCGCGCCGCCGACCAGATAAACGTCGCACTCGATGACCTTGGCGAGGGCGCGACGCTCACGCTGTCGAAGCTCACCAACATATTCGGCGACGAGGAACGGCTTGGCACGGAAAGGTCTCTTTTGGCCGTCGGCTCGGTGGTCAACGAGCTTTCACAGAACTGCACCGCTTCGGCGCCGTACCTCACGGAATTCGCGCAACGTCTGGCCGGTGTCGGCGCACAGGCCAAGATGACCGTCCCGCAGATAATGTCCTACGCCGCAGTTCTCGACTCACAAGGACAGAATGTGGAGGCATCCGCCACGGCATTGTCGCAGCTGGTGATGAAAATGTACCAGGAACCTGCGAAGATTGCCAAGGCCGCCGGGATGGATGTGGAGAAGTTCTCGGAGATACTGAAACGAGATGCGAACGATGCTTTGATTGAGTTGCTGAAGACACTCAATTCGTATGGCGGCATCGAGTCGCTTGCCACGATCTTCGACGAAATGGGGGCCGACGGGGCGCGGTCTTCCGCCGTCATCGCGGCATTGGCCGGGAATGTGGAGATGCTAACTTGGGAACAGAAGGAGGCAAACAAGGCGTTCAAGGAAGCGACTTCCATCACCAACGAATACAACGTACAGAACTCCACCGTTCAGGCGAAGCTCGACAAGGCCAAGAAGGGGTTCACTGAGGTGGCCGTAGCTCTCGGCCAAAAGCTCACTCCTGTGATGGGTTACGCGATTTCAGGAACGTCCATGCTGATTCGGACGCTAAATGTGCTGATCGGGTTCCTGATTGACAATGCCAAAGCAATCATACCGCTCATTGCGGCGTTCGTGGCTTACAACGTCGCAATAAAGGCTCATATCGTTGCGCAGACCGCAGCGAATGCCGTCACAAAACTGTCATTGGTTCTGACCACCGCAAAAAGAGCCGCAGTGCTTCTGACTTCCGCGGCATACAATGCATTGACCGGCAATATCGGCAGGGCCACGGCAGCGACGAAGCTATTCTCTCTTGCACTGAGGTCCAACCCAATCGGACTTCTGGTCGGAGTCCTCGCTGCGGTGATTGCCGCCGTCTGGAGTTACGTGGAAAGAATCAATGACCAGATCAGGTCGGCAAGAGCGGCAAAAAAAGCCCACGAAGAATACATCAAAAGCCTGACAGACATAGACTCTGCGGCAAATGATTATGCGGCCAATGAGCTTGCGAGACTGAAAGCCTTGTACAAAGCTGCCACAGACGAGGCCAATTCAAAAAAGGAACGGATAAAAGCCGCAAAGGAACTGCAGAAGATTTATCCCACGCAGTTCGCCAACATGTCTGCCGAACAAATCATACTTGGAAAAGCACGCAAGGCATACGATGACCTGACAGCGTCCATCATAAACAACGCCAAGGCCAAGGCCGCCGCCGAAAAGATTCTGGAGAACGAGAAGAAGATCCTGGAGCTTGAGGAGAAGCGGGGCAAAGCCAGCCAGAAACGCAGGGAGGCCTCAGCGAAGAGGGACAGCATCAGGTCATCCAACAGGCAGACCAATGAACGTGCAGGGAAGTCCGCCTCTACCTTCGCCGGAGCTATTGCGATGGCCGGAGGCGGTTCGCAGGCAGTCTATGCGAACACATCCACCGGGCATTATGACGCGGCTGTAGTCGAGGCGACGAAAGAAATGAACGAACACACCCAAGGGATACGGGATCTGAACAAGGCCAACAAAGAGCTGGCAGACAGATTCAGGTCGAATCCCACCTTCCAGTCCACCCTCGGGACGCAGTCTGCCTCCGCAAATGTTACACCGTCCATTGCTGTGCCCAAGGGCTCTTCCGGGAAGGACGGCAATGCCCAAAGAGAGGTGCAGAAGGAGTCTGAAGAGCAACGCCGCGAGGCCGAACGGGAAGCCCGTGAGGCGTTGAAACGGGAGCTGGAGGAGAAAGAAGCTGCAAAAAATAAGGAGGAAGCCCAGAACTACATAGCTTACAGAACCGGCCTTAAAGATTATCTGAAATTCGCCGAAGACAAGGAGAAGATCGACCGCGACTATCTCGAAGGATGCAAAAAGATCCTTCAGGAGCGCGGCAAGGAGGAGTCGGTCGAATATGCCCGGATTCTCAAAAAGGAGGAGGAACTGAACAACGCCATCGAGGAGCGCAAGCGCAAAGCGTCCCTTTCGGAACTTGACCGCGGCCACGCATCCGAGGAGAATGCCGCGACAACGGATTACTTCGACCCGGACAGCGAATTCTTCCAGAACGACATCAAGCTCAAAGACCGGTTGCTGGCCAATGACATAGAGTATCTGAAGAAGAAGCAGAACCTTTATGCCGAGAATTCAGACGAGTGGAACGAGATTCAGGCGCAGATTGACGAACGCGGACGGCAGAATCAGCTTGAGAAGCAGAAGGAGCTGGCCGAACGTTACCTCCAATTCCAGGAGGAATACGGCAAAGCGTCGGGCGGACGACGGGAACAGATGGAGCTGGCCATCCTTGACCAGCTGCTGAAAGAGAAGCTGATCAAGGAGGAGGATTACCAGAAGGCTGTCCGCAAGGTCAAGGACAAGTACATAGAAGAAGACGAAAAGAAGCTCGACAGGGTTGAATCCGAACATGCGGAGCTTGTGGAGAATGTGTATGACTCCTTCACAAAACTCTTCAACGAACTTGGAGAGGCCGGAACAGATTTTTGGAACAATCTGACAGAAGCGTCTCAGGCGGCCTTTGCCCTAATGTCTGCAATGCTCGCACAATATTCAGCCTACTCCAACGCGGAGCGTGACGTGGAAATCAACAAAATCGAAAAGCGTTATGCCCGGGAAATCGCAGCAGCCGGAAAAAACACGAAGAAGAAGGAGCGGCTGGAGAAACAGAAAGAGGCGGAAGTCGCAAAGGTCAAGAAGCAGTACAACGACCGGGCGATGAAGGTCGAGATGGCGCAGGCTGTGGCACAGACGGCCATGGCGGCGATTGCGGCATACGCATCAGGATCAAAAGTCAACGTATGGCTCGGTCCTGTAGCGGCGGCCTTGGCCACGGCTGCCGGACTCGCCCAAATTGCCATCATAAAGAAGCAGCATGAGGCGGAAGCCGCCGGATTCTACTCAGGAGGTTTCACGACCCGCCATCCGGACAACCGGAAGGAGGTCGGAGTGGTGCATGCCAACGAATTCGTGGCAAACCATCAGGCAGTCGCGAATCCGGCTTTGTCGCCGGTGCTCCGGCTCATCGACCATGCCCAGAAGAACAATACCGTAGGTTCCCTCACAGCGGATGACGTGTCCCGCGCAATTGGCAGAAATTCCGGGGTGGGTCCGGGAGGGGCGACACCGGGAACCAACCACCCCGCGGAAGCATTCGCCGTAACTGCGGCGTTGATGGCGGAAATGACCGCCAAGGTTGACGATGCGGTCTCCCGTCTGTCCCGCACCCTTGATTCCGGCATCGAGGCGTATATGGTGATGGACGGCGAGAACGGCTTCCATTCAAAATACAGGAGATATCTTAAACTGACAGACAATCCCAAAAGATGACACAGCTTTTTCTTGACGGACAGGAGGTGGTTCCTGATGCAAAGTCCACAATCAAGTTCATAAGTGAGAACCCTTTCTTCAAGAAATCATCGACCTACACCTACGAGGTGGAGCTGCCGATGGGAATTGACCGCAACCACAGATTCTTCGGCAACATAAACCGCATCGACGTTGCCAAGGAGAAGACCGTCTACGAAGCGCGGCTGGTGGTTGACAACATCACCGTCCTTTGCGGCATCGGGCACATCACGACCGTAACGGAGACATCGGTGAAGGTGCAGTTCCTCGGAAACGAGGCCTCATACAATTTCCGCAACAAGTTCGACAATCTCTTCATCGACGAGCTTGACCTTGGAGACTGGTTCTGGACAACTTGGCCTGACGGTTCTTTCTACGACAGAAACGGTTGGGGATACTATCCAAAAGAAATGAAATTCACAGGCATTTCAAGCCCGACTTTCTACAGAACGCAATACGGACAGCCAACCGGAGATTCAGGGAAGACCCGTGAAGACCGAATCTTCAGCCACGAATATCCGTGGGTCGCATATCCGGTGATGAATTCTTCGGCCGACTTCCTGTGCAATCGGGCCGAGTTTCTGGCAATCGGAAAAGACGTCCGGCTGCGAATATACGCAGACGAGAGGAGTGATTGGGAAGACAGAGATGTCTGGACGCACCCGGTCTTCGGATTTGCAGTACAACCTTATATCTGGCTAATGGCAAAAAAAATCGCAGAAGCCACAGGGTTCAATCTTGATGATAACGACAATGCACTGCTGAAAGACCCCTTTTTCAAACGAATCTTCATCGTGAACGCCAACAATATGAACGAATGCAACAAATGTCTTCCTCATTGGAGCGTCAATGAATGGTGGACAAACATTGAAAATGCCTTTGGCGTGGTGATGTCCGTTGACTATGCTTCGAGATCCATGGTTCTGCGCAAACGCAAAGACCATTATCTTCAGCCGGACATGACTACGGTCATCCACGAGTCTGAAGACGCATTCACTTCGGAAATCGATGACGAGTCGGAAGCCGACATTTCTGTCTGCAACGTAGGCTTCGCCGACCACGAAGACAATCCGGCTATGAACCTGTCCGAATTCATCACAGACAACGCACGCGTCAATCAGGACTTCGCAAATCTGACAGAACTCACGGACTGGGCGAAAGGCACAGACAACATGTCAGATTACAAAGACTCCATCTTCAAATGCAGAGACGGAAGACATTTCATCTATGCCGACGATTGCGGCATAGATGGCAACCCCGGATTCATAGAGGTCGATATGTTCAGGCCGAGACTGACAAACACAGAGAAAGATGTGGAAGTGGAATTGAAGTTCGTACCAGCTCAATTCGTGGAGATAGAGGTTTTAGCATATCAACGGGTGCCACGACCGGGAGACGGATACGATGATATTCCGGTCGTAAAAATGAAAACAAGGGCATTGCAGGTTCCCAACATTCCAGAAATGGACTGGTACAAGAAACACGAAGGAGACGGCATAGACATTGAGGCAATAATCAAAGGTGAAGAGGAAGAGACGACAAAAGAAGACGGCATTCCGGATGCAATATATATTGCCATTGAAGACAATGACGGCAGGGATGAAATTTCAGATGCGACGCATTACAATTCAGAAGATAAAGTCAACTATACTTTCAGATACCCTCGTCCGCTGCTTCACGAACGCGCACACGCTCCCATTGACGGAAGTCCGCAGTTAAAGGACTCTCCGGTGTCTCTGTCACTGATTCCGATAGAGGGTCAGACCAACCTTGCATCGGCCACCATCGGAGATTCGGTGGACATAGACACAAAACATCGATATTGCATCAGGTTCCTGTCCAAAAAGATACCGGAAGCCGGACACATATTCATAATCCGGAATCGGAGGTTTGTCTGCGAACGCATAGAGGTGTCGATCTCGCAGCGCGGAATCGACAGGCTGATGACAGGCTGGTTCTATGAATTCAGCTCATAGCAAGCCTTTGAAGTGCTTGGTCTCGTCATGCACCGGCATGTCGCGCCCCTGAAGATACTTGTTGGTCGTGGCCACGTCTGTATGCCGGGCCTGATCACGGGCTATGACAATCCCGGCGGCGTTTGCAAGATCCCGGATGCCGGAATCCTTAAGGCTGTAGAACTGGTATTCGTCGCCCCATTTCAGAGCCTTGCGGACTTTTTTCCACCATCGGCGGAATATCTCGCTGCTTGCCTTTGTCATGCAAGTCCGCATCTTGTCGCCGAAGATATAACACTGGCTCGGATGGCGGAAGAGATTGATGTCGAGCATGAGCTTCAGGACTTCGTCATTGAGTCCGACTTTGCCATCTCGTTTGTTTTTGCTCACTTCTGCCGGGATGAATACGCTTTGCTCCTTGATGGAGATGTCGCCGATGCGGACATTGCACAATTCGGTAGGCCTGATCATAAGATAATATTCCATCATGCAGGCGAGATAGAACAAAGGATTCTCTTTCTTCAAATAAGAAGAAAGTCTCTGGAGCATCTGATGGGAAAGCGGCTGACGCTTCTTTTTGTCTTCAGGCACGCATTTTATCTTCTCTACAGGATTGGTCGAAATGTATTCGCGTTCGATGAAGAATGCGGCCATGGAGGAACACCAGCCCCTGTAATTGTTGCGGGTTCGGCCTGTAACGTCCCGGTCAAGGTAAAGCCAATCGAGGAAGTCGCTTATAAAAGAGGCATTGTATTGATACACATACTTTGGTGGAAGAACTTGCGAGGATATATATTCCCGAAGCACGTTCAGCCGGGAGCCATAACTTTGCCTGGTCTTCAGTTTCGGGAGTTTTTCAAGGCTGGCCTCGTATTTAGACAAGGCATCATCGAGAAGAGTATAGCCGCGATTGTCGTCTACGTTGACCCAAGGCGACCAACCGCCGCGAAGCAGCTTAAGCAGCGACTCGATCATTTCAGCGGATTGGCGGCGGCGGTCTTTGACCTTCTCCACGGAATCGAGCATATACTTCTTCCGCTTCATCACACCCGATGCCGGGTCGAAGGAATAGAAGTCAATGTACCAGGATTTGCCTGTGTGAAGCTTGGGATAAGTGAAGCCAAGGACTTCGCTTTTAGGAGTGAAATTTTTTCGTGCAGCGCACAT